CGGCCGCAAAGTCAAGCTCAACAAGCCGTTCCTCACGCCGAACGGGCCGAAGAAGCGCTCCGTCTACGTCAAGAACGAGAAGGGCAACGTCGTGAAGGTGAACTTCGGCGACCCGAACATGACGATCAAGAAGAGCAACCCGGCCCGTAGGAAGTCGTTCCGTGCCCGTCACGGCTGCGACGTAGATCCGGGACCCAAGACCAAGGCGAAGTACTGGTCCTGCAGGGCCTGGTAAATAATTTTTGAGAGAGGAATAAAATGGAAGTCCTAGAAGAGAAGATGAAGGTAGTACTGGCCGACACGTTCGCCATGTACCTCAAAGCACACATGTTCCACTGGAACGTGACCGGCCCGAACTTCAACGAGCTGCACGCCTTCTTCGGCGACATCTACGGTGAGCTCTGGGCAGCCGTCGACGTCATCGCCGAGCAGATCAGGACGCTCGACGCGTACGCGCCGGGCTCTTTCACGCGCTTCGGTCAACTCGCAACCGTCAAGGACGAGACCTCGATCCCGCCGGCCATGTCGATGGTCGCCAGGCTCAAGGAAGACAACGACAAGGTGATGGAGTCTCTCAAGTCCGCGTTCCTCGAGGCAGAGAAGGAGAAAGTCTACGGACTCGCCAACTTCCTGCAGGACAGGATCGACGTCCACGCCAAGCACGGCTGGATGCTCAAGTCAACTCTGAAGGTGTAACATGTCCTACAAGTCACTAGAGTCTCAGATCAAAGATACGGTGATAGAGGCACGCAAGTCGGCGGGCAAGAAGATGCTCGACGCTTGGCAGAAGAGGGTCAACGCCGCAGTTGACAAGCTGCAGGAGCCCCCGAAGGAAGAGAAGCCCGTCAAGGAAGAGCGCGACTACGAGGGCGGCATGGCGAAGACCCAGCTGCTCTCAATCGCGCAGAAGGCCAAAGAGATGGCCGACTCTCTCGGAGAAGAGGAGCAGCTCGAGGCCTGGATCCAGACCAAGATCTCCCTCGCCAGCGACTACGTGAGCACCGTTCACGACGTAATGATGCACGACAGGAACAAGGGAAGAGTCAAGTAATGCCCAGTCTATTCGACGGACCGAAGTCCGTACTCAACGACATCACGAAGGTGATGCAGCAGTCCCACGAGAAGCGCGTGAACAGCTTCGTGGACGAGGCCATCGCCAAGGGAAAGAACACACCGCAGGCCGTCGCCGACTACGCCCAGCGCGCCAAGCCGGAGTACATGAAAGACGCGGTCCGCATCGCCAGGGAAAAGCTGAAGTGACCGACTTTCCAGTAAAGGACCAGGTCGCCGGCACTCCCTACGAGAAGATGAAGCTCAAGCCGGGCGACAGGGAGAAGATCGAGCGCAGGGCCAAGATCAACAAGGTCAAGCCGCGCCGCATCGACGTGGACGAGTCCGCGTCGTCTCTCAGGCTTCTCGCCAGAAAGCTAGTGGAGTACTACCGCGATGGCCGTTAACGTAAACAAGATCGTGGTCGGCGGTAAGACGTTCACCGAGCCGCCCAGAAAGTCGCCTCAGGCCTCCGTGAAGGGGATCGAGGAGACGGTGAAAGAACCGACCGTCGAAGAAGACGTCTCATATACCACGGCGAGCTTCATACTGCAGAGCAGTTCAAAATTTCATCGTGATATGAAAGAATGAGAATAACAACAAACAGGAGTAACTACTATGGCTAATTGGGGTAATACCGATGATGCTGCAAATTCAGTACTCTGGGCAACTACTCAAGTCAAGTTGACTCCGAATACTGACAACCAGGCAAACCTCTACCAGAACACCTCGTCCGACGCCTTCATCACCGGCATCACAGTCGGACAGTTCGGCGTCGACGCCGGTGAAGCTCAGGCCCTCCGCGCCGGAGCCAATACCAAGGTAACGCACGCCGGATGGGTCCTCCGCACGGTGGGCTCGGGTGGCCGCGCAGGTCGCGTACAGAACGAGACGCTGGTCGCCATGAAGACCATCGGCTCCGACGGCTCTGACGATCCGGTCATTCCGGACTACATGCTGTCGATCACCACCCAGCCGGCTAACGTTTCTGGTAACTCGACCAACAACGACATCACCAACATCAGCGTTGGAGCTGCCTCGGTGCCGTCGGGCGCAACCATCACCTACCAGTGGCAGATCTGGGGTGGGTCTTCGTTCGCGAACGTCAGCGGCGGATCTTACAGCAACTCCACGACTGCTACCCTGTCGATCCTCGCGAACACCTCGCCGTCCCTCAACGGCAAGATCTATCGCGTACAGGTCGGCGCAACCGGCGCGGCGAACGTCAACTCTGGCAACGCCGTACTTACGATCACCTCGTAAACAAACTGAGAGCGGGAAGACATGGCTACTACTAAGAAGATCACCGAACTAACGGCAATCACGTCGGCGGCAAACTCCGACCTGCTGTACATCGTTCACGATCCGTCGGGTATTCCCGCCTCCAACAAGATCACCGTCACGAATCTCTTCAAGGGGATCGTGACGGTCGGTCCTGCTCCGGCCAGCAACGTCGCCGCCGGCACACAGGGGCAGATCATTGCCAACGGCGCCTATCTCTACATATGCACGGCGGCGAACACCTGGGTGAGGACGTCCACGTCTAATTCTTGGTAAGTATACTTTATGAATGAGCGCCTTGACGATTCGAATTTTCTACTGTATGCCGCGAAGTACTATGACAATCCACAGTGCTATGATACCTCGGAGTTCTACGAGGACCTGAAGAGGTTCAAGTACATCAAGAGGCTGGTGAACAGGTACGCGAGACACGGCGACTTGAAAGAGCGCCTGATATTGAATCACATCATCGCACTGAACAACGTGTTCGGTCCCCACGCGACGGTCAAGATGCTCTTCATGAAACTCGAGGGAATGGAGCACCAGATCAAGCCGTTCCTGACATTCTTGAGTATACTCCCGGACGTCGTCGACGTTCGCGGTAGGCAGACCTATACAGCCGGTATTCCGGTCGATCCCGAGATAGAGAAGAGGCTCAGGGGACTATGAATGACTTAACAGAAGACGGTACTCCGGCCAACGCCATCGGGGGCGGCAACATAGAGGGAGCCGGCGTCGACAAGCCAGGCAAACCGGGTTCGGGAGAACCGGGCGTTCCACCTCAGAAGAAGAGACGAGTCGTCATCACAGACCCCAGCGCTCCCCTGAAGAGAAGCGCGCTGAAGTCCCTGATGGGATTCAGAGAGTGGACTGAGCTGGAGAAATAATCGTGGTAACTAATGACCTGAACACCAAGATCGCTCTTCTCGAAAAAGAGGTCCAGAACTTCGACCCGCAGCTGTCCAGAAAAGTGGCGGTGTTGGAGAAAGAGGTGAGCCAGTACAGTGAGCTCATCGCCAAGTTCGATACCACCATCGATAGATTGTCTGACGTGTCTACTTCACTGGAGAAGTTAGCTGTTGTTCATGAGACGCGACTGGCTCAACAGGAAAAGAAGACCGAAGAGATCGTCGAAAAGATGAACGAAGAAATCAAAAAGCTCATCACGATGATGGAAGACCTCGCGAAGAAAGAGGACGCTCACTACAGCGACCTGTCCACCAGGATGCACGCGATGGAGAGGTGGAAGTGGATGATCGTCGGTGGTTCTGTAGTTTTAGTGCTGCTTACATCTAAATTAGACCTTTCAAAGTTGTTTACAATATTCCACGGCTAGTGTATAATGGGTCTATCCCTTAAATGAGGAAGACCGGTTATGCAGTTAGTCAACTCGACATGGCTTGACGAAAAGTACGTCAACCTCCTATCGTTCAGGCTCGATCGTTTCAAGAGACTGAACAAATCCCAGTACAACTTCAGGTGTCCCCTCTGTGGGGACTCCAAGAAATCAAAGACCAAGGCCCGCGGATACGTCTTCGAGCACAAGGGTCATTTGTGGTTCAAGTGCCACAACTGCAACAGGTCCATGCGCTTCAAGTCCTTCCTCAGGGAGGTGGACCCCGTGCTGTCCGAAGAGTACACCATGGAGTGCCTCAAGGAGATGGGCGGGGCGAAGCCGACTCTCAAGTTCGAGCACCAGATCGAGAAGTTCGACAGGCGTCGCAAGGACAAGTTCGAGCCTCTCAAGACCCTGAAAAAAGTATCCCAGCTGCCGGAAGACCACCGAGCGAAAAGGTACATAGTAGACAGAAAGATTCCCGCGGAGACGCACTACTTCATCTACTGGTGCCCGAAGTTCTTCGCGTGGGTAAATCACTACCTGCCGGGCAAGTTCTCGGAGGAGTCGCTCAAGAGGGACGAGGGGCGGATCGTCCTCCCGTTCATTGACCAGAACGGCTACGTCACCGGTGTCACCGGCAGGAGCCTGACAAAGGACGGCCTGAGATACGTCACCGTCAAGTTTCAAGAAGATGCGCCGAAGGTGTTCGGCCTAGAACGCGTGGACTTCGACAGGGAGGTCATCGTCGTCGAGGGTCCGATCGATTCGCTGTTCCTGCCGAACTGCATCGCCCTGGCCGGAAGCAGCGCGGACCTCAGCTCCATTCCGCTGAAGAGGGACACCATATACGTGTTCGACAACGAGCCCAGGAACCGGGACATATGTCGTCAGATAGAAGGCTACGTCGACGCGGGGCGTCGGGTATGTATCTTCGAGGGAGTCAACTACAAGGACATAAACGAAATGGTAATGGCCGGTATGACGCGAAGGAACATACTGGATCTTATACATAATTCTACTCACCACGGCCTCTCGGCCAAACTCGCATTCAACCGCTGGAAAAAGATCTAAGGAGAACTACATATGTACGCAGACACGCGCAAACTACTCTCTGACACCAAGTTCTATGAATCGTATTCCAGGTTCGACGAGGACAAGGGACGCTACGAGACCTGGGACGAGTCGGTGGAGCGGGTGATGAACATGCACCGCGAGTTCTATAGAGACAAGATGTCTCCCGAGCTCGAGGAGGCCATCGACTTCGCCGAGGCCGCGTACAAGGACAAGCTCGTCCTCGGTGCCCAGCGCGCCCTCCAGTTCGGCGGTGAGCAGCTGCTGAAGCACCAGATGAAGATGTACAACTGCACGTCGTCGTACGCCGACCGCCCGTCGTTCTTCGGTGAGATCTTCTACATCCTCCTCTGCGGCGCCGGCGCCGGCTTCTCCGTACAGAAGCACCACGTCGAGAAGATGCCGGTGATCGCGCCGCGCACCAAGCAGCCCAAGACCCACATCGTGGAGGACTCCATCGAGGGATGGGCGACGGCCCTCGACGTCCTCATGTCCAGCTTCTTCAAGGACGGCGGTAAATACCCGGAGTACGCGGGACGCAAGGTGTACTTCGACCTGAACCAGATCAGGCCGAAGGGAGCAAAGATCTCCGGTGGCTTCATGGCACCCGGCCCGGATCCGCTCCGCCGAGCCCTCGACCGCATCGAGCACCTCCTGACCAGCATGGTCCTCATGTCCGAGAAGGAGGCCAAGATGAAGCCGATCCACGTGTACGACACCGTGATGCACGCGGCCGACGCAGTCCTGTCGGGTGGCGTGCGTCGATCGGCGACCATCTGCCTATTCTCGCCCGATGACGACGAGATGGCCAAGGCCAAGACGGGCAACTGGTTCATCGATAATCCGCAGCGTGGACGCTCGAACAACTCCGCAGTCATCGTTCGAAAGACCACAAGCAAAGAGCAGTTCATGCAGCTGATGCAGAGCATCAAGCAGTTCGGTGAACCCGGCTTCGTATTCGTCGAGTCCACCGAGCACACTACAAATCCATGCGTCGAGATCGGGATGTACCCGCAGATCGACGGCAAGTCGGGGTGGCAGGGATGCAACCTGACTGAGATCAACGGAGGTATGTGTTCCGACGAAGTGACTTTCCAGAGGGCCTGCAAGGCGGCGTCCATCCTGGGAACTCTACAGGCCGGCTACACCAACTTCAAGTTCCTGGACGAGACGAGCAAGCGCATCTTCGATAGGGAGGCGCTGCTTGGCGTCTCCATTACGGGTTGGATGAACAACCCAAGGACGCTGTTCGATGAGAAGATCCTCGAGGCCGGAGCCACCACAGTACGATCCACAAATAGGGCTGTGGCTGCTCTTATTGGTATTAACCCCGCTGCTCGTACCACTTGCGTTAAACCTAGTGGTAACGCTTCTGTCCTTCTTATGACCGCGTCGGGCATCCACGCGGACCACTCGCCGATGTACATCCGCAACATCCAGCTGAACAAGGACACCGAGGTCGCGCGCCTCATCAAGAAGCTGAACCCGCACATGGTCGAGGAGTCGGTGTGGTCCGCGGGCAGGACCGACTACGTCATCTCGTTCCCGGTGGTCCCGAAGAAGGGGTCGCTGTACAAGGACGACACCATCGGCATCAAGCACCTCGAGCTCATCGCCAAGGCCCAGAAGCACTGGGTCAACGCGGGTACTGACGAGAAGCTCTGCGCCGACAAGGGCATCCGTCACAACGTGTCCAACACGGTCATCGTGGACGACTGGGACGAGGTGGCCGAGTACGTCTACGAGAACCGCGCCAACTTCGCGGGCATCTCGTTCCTCGCCATGACCGGCGACAAGGACTACGCCCAGGCCCCGAACACGAAGGTGATCGACGCCAAGGAGATCGTGAAGACCTACGGCACTGGTGCGGTGTTCGCCTCCGGCCTCGTGGTGGACGGACTCAAGGCGTTCGACAACCTCTGGGTCGCCTGCATGACCGCCCAGAACAGGGACATCGACATCAGCAGCGACGACTCCAACTTCCTCCTGAAGAAGGACTGGATCCGCCGCTTCAAGAAGTTCGCCGAGAACTACTTCAAGGGCGACGCCAAGCAGGCAGAGTACTGCCTCAAGGACGTGTTCCTCCTCCACAAGTGGGAGAAGATCCAGCAGAACCTCGTGGACGACGTCGACTGGGAGAACAGCCTCGTGGAGAAGAAGTATATAGATGTGGATACCATGGGTGCCGCGGCGTGCGTCGGCACTGCCGATGGTTGCCTAGTCTAAGGAGGAACGCACATGGGTTGGTCGAGCGGTTCTAAGATAATGACCGAGATCATCGAGACTCTCATGGAGACGATCGTGGACGAAGACGACAGGGCGGAGACATACTCCGCTCTGATCGACATCTTCGAGGATCACGACTGTGACACTCTCGACGAGTGCCTCGAGATCGACGAGGTCTTCGACGAGGTGTACAGGGACAAGCACCCAGAAGAGGACGACATCATAGAAGACCTGCGGGACTGGGACGACCAGACCGGTGGAACTTTCTGATTACGAGAACCCGTGGACGCTCGATGGCAAGCCGCTTACGTCGGACTTGATCGGGGACAGTTACGGGTTCATCTACCTGATAACCGACACCAGTACGGGAAAGAAGTACGTCGGGAAGAAGCTCTTCTGGAACAAGAAGACCAAGGTAGTCAAGAAGAAAAAGAAGCGGTCTCTCGTCGAGTCTGACTGGAAAGAGTACTACGGCTCTAACCTGGACCTCATAGCGGAAGTGGACAAAAAAGAAAGGACCTCGTTCAAGCGCGAGGTCCTTCGTATGTGCGCCTCAAAGGGCGAGTGTAACTACTGGGAAGCCTACGAGCAGTTCACCAGGGGTGTCCTACTCAGCGACGACTACTACAACGGACACATCTGGGTCCGCGTCCACCGGAGCCACGTCAAGTCTCTGAAGACTTCTCAGGAATAGACCCTGGGACCGTGACCCTGTAGTCTATACTTCCCTCCTCCACGTTCAGGTCCTTCACGACGGCGTCGGCCAGTCCCTTCAGGGGATGGTTTACGCCGCCGAGCCTGCACATGAACGCCGTGAGAACTTCCCTCATCAGGATGATGTCGACCTCCCTGATGTGGATCTCCTCGTTGTGAGAGCTGTCCAAGTTCAGAGACCCGATGCTCTGGACAACGTGGTCCATTAGGTTGTCGGCAACGTCGTGGTAGAAGTCCAGCTTCATCTTCTCGATGGCCATAGCGACTTCATCGAGCGACGTCGGTGTATTACTGACGTCGAGTCTCTTGTTCTCTTTTGGAAAGGCGATGACGTTGTCCATGGGCACTCCTGAAAACATTGATAGTTCCATGGATATTTACACCTCTACGATAAGCGGTTTATAGTCGTTGTAGTGCGCCGTCTCGTTCGGGTATCCACGAGGGTGGCAGACCACTCGAGTGTTACCAATCATATAATCGCAGGCGTCGTGAGTGTGCCCATGCACGATCAGCTTCGGGGGCTTCTTCATATCTAAGATGTGCCTAGACAGCTCAGTGGCAAAGAAGTCGTTGCCGTTGGAGTTCTTCCACTTCTCGCTGATGGACTGGAACGAAGGCAGATGATGGACGACCCAGATGTCGGCATCCGACTGAAGCAGGAAGTTGCGATGAGTGTCATGTACATTCGTGTATCGGTCGTAGTTCATGCCCTTGATCTGTCGGGCGTCGACCATGTACTCCTTGAAGTCCCACCACCTAACAGGTGAGATGTCAGTCCATAGAGTGGCGCCGGCGATCTTCAGTCCGTTCCACTCCACTATGTCAGGGAAGTCTATATCAGCGTTGGCGAACGAGTTCCCGTAGTAGTCGTGGTTGCCCAAGACCGCGAAATAGTTCTCGCCCATCTCCTTCTCGAGCCAGTCGCGGAGGAGCTTGTTCGGGTGCGTATCGCCCGCATTGAGGTAGAACACGTCCGGTTCCAGCTCCGGTGGGTACCAGGGCTGGAACTCCATGTGCAGGTCAGAGATGATTCCAAATTTCATTCGTGGATCTCTTTCGACTTCACTACGCGGACGTCCTTGGCGCCCAGTCCCCTCTCTGCCCACACCATGGCGGACTCAGAGCTGTCGGTCCTGACGACTGACTCGTACCAGCGATTGTCGATCGTGTAGCGTACTGTGTATTCTTTCATTGCTTGATCACCCTCAATAGAATAGTATTCTCATTTATGCGGTCCTGCAGGCCGGCCTCTTTGAGGTCGTCCATGACCTTGCGAAGGGCGACCTTGCCGCCGCTCAGGACCGACTGGACGATCTTCTCACCCTGTCTGCCGGTCCGGCGGGTCATGGTAGTCTTCTCATCGAAGTTCACGATGCTTGACCTCTTGATGTCGAGGCCGCCGCGGTCGATGGCTCGGAACACCGACAGGGTCTTGTACTTTACGTTGTAGGTCCAGAGCTCCTGGGCCCCGACGATCT